TAACATTTGATATTGTTTGTGCATCATAATCTATTCTGTACAACATAGAGAAACCAGATATCACATTGCCTGGTGAAGGTGTTTGAGGTGGGTGGACTCCTTTTTGAACAAGCACAATAATGTCGTCAGTGTTTGGATCTAATCCACAAGATATTGTTTGATTGTAAGTATCACCAAATCCAAATGAATGGTTTGATATGGCAATTTGTGGTGCACCATCAAGATTAGTAGTTGCTTTAAGATAGTTGTTTTCTATAAATTTAGCATATTGTTCTGCATTTGCCTGTACAGGTAATTCATTTGGAAATGCATAATATTGTGTATCACCATTTGTAGGAATGTTTAATTTGTTTTTTACTGTTGAGAATTTTGCATATCTACCCATAATTACTCCGGTTTAGTTGGCCAAACAATATCACCCTTGCTGGTTGGATTAGGATATGTTGTTGGTAAATCTCTTAATGCTTGTCTATATGTTTGCCATTCTGTTTTTTTACTGCTACTTAATGGTGAATCAGCACCTTGTGTCCAATCAGAATCTGATAGTAGTAGATTACGTCTCTGTCTAAACCATTGTGGCACAATATTTGGTGGTGTAACTGTTTCTACTTGTAATGTATCTAGATTTACTATTTTGTTATCTATGTCTGTGACAAATTCATTCAAATAACTTTGTTCACTATGTTCTGCAACTCTGGCATCTGCTTGTGCCTGTGTCATACGTCTTGATATGATTAATTTGCCTGTAACATTGTTATAAAAAGTAAAATACATTATTTTTCTCCTTTTGTCACACGCAACATTTCATAGTTCATATTATTAAATGATCTAACTGCTGAATTACTGGTATCTATATCACTGTATCCTGTCAACACAATGTTTGCTGTTTGTGGAGTCATGTCTGCAGGATGTCCATTAGCAACTGGATCTGTGTTGATCTTTCTTGCATACACTAATGGTGGAGGAGGTGTTGTGCTTGGTAAGTTAGTTATTTCTACACCACCGCCTGTAAAGGTAGTAGATGCTGATGCTGTTGCATTTGCCCATGTAATTTTTACGTTTGTGCTAAATCCTACATCATATGCACCTGTTATTGTTCCACCTAGTGTTGCACTTGCAGATACTTCATAATCTCCTATATCACTATCTGTGATGTCATAACTTTCAGGTGCAGGCATTATTTCTTGGAATGTTGTTCCACTGCTTATATTTGCGGAACCTGGTGAATCTGCCAATTGAGCACCTGCACCAAATACTTTCATTGTGGGGTTAGTAATTACGTTACCATACAATTGACTGTTAAGAGTTATGTTTCCGTATGTGCCATCAAATAATCCTGGTACTGGTAATCCTACCACAGGTAATGTTGGTATTCCGCTGTTGCCCATTTCACCTTCATTGGTAGCATCTGTGTGATCATATATGTCTGCAAAGTAGAACATACACACAATTTTTGCTGTGATCAAACCATCACCATTATCTATTTCTGTTACACGCATAACTCTGAATAATTCATCAACAAATCCATGCCTAGGACTGGTTACTTTGATTACATCACCTACGTCCACAGTGAGTGCAGTATGATTTGCTTCAAATTCTAATGTTCTACCTACTCTGCCTTGTTTAAGGTCAATGTTACCTAAATTTGTTGCTCTGGCTTTGTCATTTGTTAAAAACAATCTACTGCTGAGTGTGTTTACTGGTTCATTTTGATATTTTTCAATACTAGGGAATGTTATGTTAGTACCTCCATCTGGTACTTCTAAAAACACATTGTCTGTTTGGTCTTTGGCTTCACCGTTTGAATATTCTATATCAGCACTATTGTATGTGGTATATAATTCGGGCTCTGTGACTGTGATACTGCTTACAATGTTGTTGTCATTAAACACAAAAGCATTGGCTAATTCTGCTGTAGTAGCCGCTCTGTTTGGCACAACTGTATATTTTCCTACTTTGGGATTGTATGTAAAGAATGTTGCACTATTTTGACATATTTGGTCTATGTTGGTTAGGTTGGGCTGAAAGGTACTTAGACCTCCATTTATTTGCCATCTGCTGTGAGTACTGCTAACATTTGAACTGGTTGTAAAGGCTACTTGAGCATTTGCATAATCATACATGTCATCAAAAGAATCTAAGTCTAAATCATCATCTGTAAGTCCACAACCATATCTGTCATTTTTAAGATAGTCTAACAACACATTAGCAGGATTGCTAAGACTGTTTTCATAATCATAACTGATTGTGCCTAAGCCTGTGAGTCCATTACCTGCATCATAGTCAACTTCTACTATACTGATAACTGCATTACTGCCTAATTTATTTGGATCTGCCGCCCAATCAGTAAACATGGTGCTGGCCGCAACTGCTGTGGTGGCACCACCTGGTACTGGAAATATTTGTGCGTTTGCATGTGTGTTACCTTGATATACTCTACAACGTATTTTACCATTTACATTTGTAACACTGGTGCCATTGGGATCTGTAAGGCTTACAACTGTGTGAGCACTTGCACCTGAACCAAAATTCAACTTAGCATCACCTCTGTATATATCATTAATGGTTACTGAACCACTGTCTGTGTCCTCACCAATTGCAAATGCATATACCATTGTGTTGTTTTGGTTTTTGATCATTGCATCAATGGCTATACCTCCTAAAAAGGATTGACCATAATACACAGGTAATTTATTATCTGTGCTAGGTTCTAATTGTACCTTAACACCTGGATCTTTTGCTGATTGTATGCTTGGTACACTGGGTCCTAATGCTTTTGCTGTTGCTATTGCAATACCACCTGCTAGTAATGATGTAGCAATACCTAAACCTGTTAAAGTGCCGGCTGTTGCCGCGGCAAAGGCAGCCGAGAAACCTGCTCCGGTAATTGCACCTGTTATAGCCGCCGCTATTGCTGTAAATACTGCCATTTGTTATCCCTCATACACATAATTTGTTTCTACTTCACGCCAACCACGTTTTTCTAAGTCAAAATCTGGTGATTGCACCATATTGGTTAGTGTGAATGCTTCTATTATGCCTTTTTCTTTTAATTGTTTTCCAAATTTTACATATTCTACTAGTAATTTGTAACCTAGTGTTGTGTTTCTTGCTTCTGGTTCAACCCACCATGCATATTCTCTTAGGATTTGTACATTTGGTAACCAAGGATCAGGACTTATACCTGCAACTAACATACCTAGAGGTTCATCATCTTTTTCTGCTATCAAAATTATGCCTTTTTTCATAAATCCTGTTATCAAATTAGTAATATAATTTGGATTGTATTGTGGATCATGAAATGCACTAAAAGGAGCCGCATTTGCAAAGTTAATCATCATTTTCATTATGACTTCGTAATCTCCTATTCCTGCTCTTCTAATCATGTGTTATCTCTCTTGTGCATCTTTATAACGATTACGTCTATTACCGCCGCCACCGCCACCGCCACCGCCACCACCTGATCCACCAGTACTGTTAAATTCTCTACCAAAGTCAAATTGTACATTGTTTAAGTCTTTAACACGATCCATAATGGTGTCAGTTGGAAAGAAACGTTTTCTGTCTACTTCATTGGTGCGTTGTCCAGTTATTTGATTTTCTAACACACTTAGAGTACTTGCCGCAGTTACTACAACTGTTGCACTATTGATACCATTTAGTGTGTCTACTTCTTCACTAACACTATAACCTGTGATTATACCTTTGAATCTCTGATATGTATTTGTGATTTGTCCTGAAGTAGTATCAAAGAATGCTCTGTTTATGGTAACGTTACCGCCTTTGATTGTTTTTGTTAACACTAGTTCTAAATACTTTTCATCATCGCCACTACCAGTTCTATCCACAGGAATACCACTTAATGATAATTGTAAATCACCTGTGGTGCTTTTGATGTTTTCTGTTATTTGTCCACATTGTAAAAATCCACCTAAACCTTTATAAGGATTTAGTGTTGGATCATTTTGACTAACAGTTCTATATGCATTAGATATCTTATATGTGCTGGAACCTAATTGTAAGTCTACTAGCAATGCATGTGCTATGTTTACGTTTGCTACTTCTGGTATACTGGTGCTCATTATAGTACCTCTATAAATTTCATGCTAGGACTAGTGTATTGTAGTAAGTCATGTGGTTGTATGGTGTAATTGTTGAACTCTGCAAATTGTACTACCCAACTTACTGTTTCGCCTGGTCTAACAAATTCAAATTTAATCACATCTACTTCATTCTCTAACACCTGTCTTGTGATTGGTATTGCCACATTGGCACTACTTGTCCATGCTACATCTTCTGCAACTTGATATGGATATTGATCTGCTTGTACCCAACTGCCTGCTTTTACCAAGTTACCACTAGGACTGCCTGTTACTGCTGTGGTATCTACATATATTGTGGTTTGACCTATTGTTGCACCTGCACTTGCTAAACCAACGTTTGCAATATCATCTACATCGCCCATATACTGAAACATTGTTTGTACAGTTGGTGTATATGTAAATGTGCTGTGATCGTTCATAGAATTTTCATTACTTGCCACAGCATGTCTGTTATCACTAAATTTTTTGCCTGGTGATATGCCTACTTCTATTTGATATGGCGTGTTTACTGCCATAAATTCACTTGAATATTGTCCGCTAAGTGCTGTTGCACTATTAACAACTCTGTTTAGTCTTACATTTAAATATGTTTCTGGTGTTACAACACTAAGATCAGTCATTTGTCATCCTCTCTGCAAACACAAAGTTATCTTGAAATTGGCACATAACATTATTTGGTCCACCTGGTGCTAATGTATATCTGGGTTTGTTAATTAAATTCACTGTAAAATTAACTGCAGAACCTACTAATACTTCTGGTGTGCCTAATGTTGGAAATTGGTTTATGTAACTAAGTGTATTGTAAACACGGTTTATAGGAACATCTATAACATTAAGGCCACTGATACCGCTGGCATAAAATCCTGTGCCTGTTACATCTCCTGCTACTTGATATACTCTTTCATCAGTTGTGTTGTTTAATTGTATAAAGTCACCTGTCTTAAAGTATACAGCACTTGATTCTATAAGCCCTGTTGTTTGGCCTAATGTTAAATGTGTTATACTTGGGGTTACTGTGCCTGGTTGTCCGGCATAGTTAGCCTGTCCTGGTCTACCTAATGGACATAGTGTTAAATCATTTAGTGCTGTGGTACTAGCATTGCCTTTGTATTCTGTTATATAACTTAAACCTGTGTTTGTGCTACCTATATTGATACTTTCTGCGTTTACTAGTGCATTTTTGTCTAAGTGTGCAATTAAACCTCTTACATCTTCGTCTGTTGCGTCTAAGTAAGGTGGTATGCTACATTCTATTGTGTATGGTCTTACACCATATACAGTTCCTTGTGTGATGTTACCATTACGACTTATTGTGCCATTGGTAATATCTTGATAAGTTATCTGTAAAGATGTTGCATTGTCTATTACGTATTGGTAACTGCTCATTATCCTGGTACCCTTCTGCTACCTGCTCTGGTAACATTGTAAATAAATTCTGGATCTCTTGCTACAAGTGTTTTGAATGATGCGGCATCTACAGCATTTATGTTGTATGTGACCTGTTGAGTCATACCTTGTCCTTT